TCCAATGTCAAACGCTGATCGTATGCGTCAGCGGCGTATGGATCGTGCTGGTATGTTGGAGGCTTTAGAGGCGGGTGAGATGGGTCAGATGTCTGATGCCGACCTAGCTCGTTTGCGCAAGAAGCTGGGCATGATGGACGGCGGCAAGGTCATGAAGTATGAATCTGGTGGCGCTGTAAGAGGCAATAAGAAGAAGCCAAAGATGGGCTGTGTCATGAATGGGCGCGGCGGTACATATAAGGGGCAGAGATAATGCCAAATACTCCTAAAAAATATAAAGGTTTTTCAAAGTTACCTGAAGCGGTTCAACAAAAGATGGACCCTAAAGCGGCTATGAAATACATGGAAGGTGGCGCGGTTCAACCGGGGTCAAAACGTCCACCTAAACGTCCCAATGCTATGGATGGACGCCGCAAGGGTGATATTAAAACAGAAGAGCTTTTAGCTGGTATGACAATGGCGGAGATAAATGCTGCCATTGATTCTAGTAAGAACCCAAAGAAAAAGCGTATGGATGAAGAAAAGCGCACAAAGAAAAGAATTATAAAAGAATCCACCCGTAGAAGAACTAGAGATCACAATACGGAGCCTAAACAAGACATTAAAAGCGCACTAGGCTTTGCCAATGGCGGTAAGGTTCGCGGCTACAAACATGGCGGCGGTGTTAGCCGTGGTGGTGGTGCCGCTGTATCAGGTACTAAATTTACAGGATGTAAATAATGGCAAATATCGTCATCAAAATTGATATGGAAGAGTTGTCTTCTGGCATTAACCAAGTTGTTGATGACGATTACGAAGACGATTTTGCTTGCCCTCTTGTGACTCACGATCAGGAAACAAATGAGGATCATAAACAATATGCTATGGATGAGTTTTCATATGGCCCATCTCCAAAAAACTGGGAAAAGAAACCAGAGAAGTGTGGAATTTGTGAATACTACAACATCCGTAGCGAAATGATAGACTGCATTGAGCAGGGCATGGGTGATTCATCTGGTGTGGGATATTGCACAAAACTTGACTTTGTTTGCTCCGCCGAGAATACATGCAATGCGTATGAGGCAGGCGGTCCTATGACAGATTACGATGATATTGATGAGATGGAGCCTTTAGAGGGCGGATCGAAGGATATTTTTTAATGAAGTTGGGGCGAGGGATATCCGATGGGACAACTCCCAGCCCATTGGTGCAGACGCTCCTTTTGCGCAACTGCTCCGTAATGGTTGAGCGACCTTCGCTCCAACACCTAAAAAGGAAGTAATATGGCTATTGAACGAGATGCAGGTCCGGGCGGAATGATGAACGGTCAGATGCCAATTCAGGGTGAGGACATTTTAATAGAGCAGCTTGGTCAATCTCCCGGCATTTATGAGTTTGATGATGGGTCTGCCATTGTTGGTGAATACACTGAGATGGAAGAAACTCAGGCGATTGCGTTTGACTCAAACCTAGCAGAATTTATGGATGACTCTGATCTTGGTCAGATTTCATCTACTTTGACTGGTAATATTGATGATGACTTTTCATCTCGCCAAGACTGGGAAGACACCTACAAGCAAGGCTTAGAGTTTCTTGGCATGAAGTATGAAGAGCGTGTTGAGCCATTTGAAGGTTCATCTGGCGTTATTCACCCGTTGCTTGCTGAGAGTGTAACGCAGTTTCAAGCGCAAGCGTATCGTGAGATGTTGCCTGCGAGTGGCCCAATTAGAACACAAGTTGTTGGTGCGCAGAACGAAATGCTTACAAAGCAGGCAGAGCGCGTCAAAGACTACATGAACTATATGATTACCTACGAGATGGAAGAGTATGATCCTGAAATGGATCAGATGTTATTCTATCTTCCAGTCATTGGTTCCACGTTTAAGAAAGTTTACTTTGACCCGCTAAAAGGTCGCGCGGTTAGCCAGTTTGTTCATGCTGAAGATTTAGTTGTGCCTTATGGTGCAGTTGACTTGGCGACAAGCCCACGTATTACGCACGTAATTAAGATGGATTCAAATGAGGTTCGCAAGTTGCAGCTTGCAGGCTTCTATCTCGATGTTGACTTGCCAATGAATGGTGAAGCTGGCGAAAACATGAGCGAAGTCCAAGAGACTATCAATGAAATTCAAGGCGTACATCCAAGCAATGCTTCAGTAGAGCTAACGCTATATGAAATTCATACAGACTTGGATTTGCCCGGTTTTGAGGACATGGATCAGGAAGGATCACCAAGTGGTTTGAAACTTCCTTATATTGTAACGGTTATTGAGAACACAGGTCAGATTCTTGCGATTCGTCGCAACTATTCTGAGTCTGATCCCATGATGAAGCGGAAGCAGTATTTCGTTCACTACAAGTTTTTGCCGGGTCTTGGTTTTTATGGCCTTGGTTTGACTCACATGATTGGCGGGTTGGCACAAGCGTCCACCTCTATACTGCGCCAACTTATTGATGCGGGTACACTCTCTAACTTGCCTGCAGGTTTCAAGGCTCGTGGAGCGCGTATCCGCGACGAGGACAGCGCAATACAACCGGGTGAGTTCCGCGACATTGATGTTGCAGGAACGGATATTAGAAGCTCCTTGATGCCCCTTCCCTTCAAGGAGCCTTCTGGTACCCTTTATAACCTTCTAGGCACTCTCGTGGACGCAGGACGCCGCTTTGCGGCTATGGCTGATATGAAGATTGGTGAAATGGGTGGAGACACGCCTGTAGGCACTACAATGGCGATTATGGAGCGCGGCACGAAGGTGATGTCTGCAATTCACAAGCGCATGCATTATTCGCAAAAAATCGAGTTCAAACTTCTATCAAAAGTGTTCTCTGAAACAATTCAGATGTACCCTTACATGCCATCTACAGAGTTTGGACCCGAAGTCTTTGCGCAGGACTTTGATGCAAGAGTCGATGTACTCCCCGTAAGTGACCCTAACATCTTCTCTATGGCCCAGCGCATTGCTCTTGCGCAAACCCAATTGCAGCTTGTTCAATCTAATCCACAGATTCACGGTGGGCCTCAAGGATTGTACCAAGCGTACCGTAAGATGTACGAAGCCTTGGGTGTTAATAACATCGACGCGATCTTACCACCCCCACCACAGCCTATGCCTATGAATGCTGCGATGGAGAATAAGATTGCGTTGACTGGCGGCATGCCGCAGGCATTCCCGCCGCAAGACCACAAGGCACATATCGAAACTCACTTGGCAATTATGTCTACGCCTGTTGTTCAAATGAACCCGCAGGCTATGGCAACGCTTCAGGGGCATATTCAGGAACACATTGGTATGCTTGCTGAAGCACAGGCACAACAAATAGTTATGGAACAAGCAGGACCAGAGGTTCAGCAGAATCCAGAAGCTATGCAGATGCTACAGCCTGCGATAGAGCGTCAAGCGGCTATACTGATTGCGGACCTTACAGAAGAGTTTACGCAGTCTGTTGAGCCAATGCCTCAAGGCGAAGACCCGCTTGTTGCGATCAGGCAACAGGAATTGCAGTTAAAAGCGGCAGATATGCAGCGTAAGTCTTCAGAATTTGATGCGAAGCAAGAGCTTGAGCGTGAGCGCGAAATGATGGACGCGCGATTAGCTGAAGAACGTCTGAATCTACAGCAAGATGCTTTAGAGGACAAAACACGAGTCGCAGAGGATAGAATTCAAACTCAACGCGACATTGCGACTCTCAATGCACAAATGAAGGGGGTTCAGTAATGACCAGTAGTGTACGCGCAAAAATGATGGAAGTTGAGAAGGAGAAGAAAATTGCCACTCGACAAAGGGAAGAGTCAAGCGACAATAAGCTCCAACATCAAAAAGCTAGTGTCGGAGGGGTATCCGCGAAAGCAAGCAGTGGCGATAGCATTGGCGGAGTCGAAAAAGTCAGGGCGCGGACGGAAAAAGGCCACTTCGTCAAAGACGACCCCAGCACCCCAGAAAACGAAGCGTGGGTCGAAAAACCCCAAAAAGCCTCTGCAAAGAAAAAAGCCCCAGCCAAAAAGAAAGCCGCTAAAAAAAGCTAATGGCGGTACGGTTAGCAGGTTTAGCGCAATAGCAAAACCCCAAAGATTTCAGGGTGTTTTCTAAACCTGTGGGATAAATACTTGTGTTTCCCGATAGATCGTATAAAGTTCTAGTGGGAGACACACATGGACGCACTACATCTAGCCGATCACCTCTATAAAAAGTTACGCCAACGCCGTGAAGACATACAGGTGTCTTTAGGGACTGGTAACATTGGTTCTTTTGATGAGTACAAATATGCCGTTGGGCAGATCAAAGGCTTGACGTTCATGGAAGATGAAATCAGATCAGCAATGAAGGCGATTGAGTACGCGGATGACTAAAAAACTGTATGTGCCCGAACATGTGGCAAGAAAAGTAAACAAACCTGCAGGTATGGAAGACCTTCCAAAGCCTGTAAAAACAGCTTTTGGTAAAGATAAGTCTGAAAGTAAGAATGAAAATGATCCATCAGAAATGGATTCATCAGCATTAGAGCGATTACCGCAACCTACTGGGTATCGCATGCTTATCATTCCTTATTATCCAAGTGAGAAAACCAAGGGCGGATTGTATGTTCCAGATCAAATTCGTGACCGTGAAGCGTTTGCAACGGTTGCTGCTTATGTTGTTAAACTAGGTCCAGACGCATACCAAGACTCCCAGAAATTCCCAACAGGACGCTGGTGTTCTGAAAAAGATTGGGTTCTTATAGGAAGATATGCTGGAAATAGGTTTAAAGTGGAAGGACTTGAGGTTCGTATTATAAATGACGACAATATTATAGCCACAATCCTTGACCCGAAAGACATTTCATATGTATAGTGCAAACAAAGGAGACAGGTTTCATGCAGGCTGAAGCTCAAGAACAAGAATTTGAAGAAACAACATCTGTAGAGTTAGATGACGACTCTGATGAGGTTATTGAAACGGCTTCCGATGATGAAAAAACCCGAACAAATGTTCAGGATGATGATGAACTTGACCAGTATAGCGAGAATGTTCAAAAGCGTATTCGTAAGCTAACTGCCGCTCGCCGTCAGGCTGAAGAAGAGGCTTCTGCTGCAGTTCAGTACATTCAGCAAGTCCAAGCTCAAAACGAAGAATACAAAAAGCGTCTATCCACGGTAAACACTGGATATATGTCTGAGTATGAGGGTCGTATCTCTTCTCAAGAGATTCAAGCAAAACGTGCTTTGACAGAAGCATATGAGGCTGGAGACTATGATAAAGTAGCAGATGCACAGCAAGCTATTTCTCAAATTGCTATAGAAAAAGAACGTCTTCGTGTTCAAAAAGGTCGATCACAGGCTCAAGCTGCTCGACAACAGCAAGTTCCACAGCAGCAGCAACCACAGCCACGCCAACAACAGCGTGACCCGAAACTAGAGTCATGGATTGGTAAGAATAAGTGGTTTGGTCAAGATAAAGTTATGACAGGTGCGGCTCGTGCAATTCACGAAGCACTTGTTGCTGAAGAAGGATATGATCCGACTTCAGATGAGTATTATGCAGAAATCGACAAGCGTATGCGTCGAGAAATGCCTCAAAAGTTTCAGGGTGATAAGAAGAACGTCCAGTCTGTCACACCTGCTGGGAGCGGTAATCGTTCCCTAAAAAGCGGACGGAAAAAGCAAGTGGAGCTTAATCCCGGTCAAGTGCGCTTGGCTGAAAGATTAGGAGTGCCCTTGGATAAATATGCTGCTCAAGTAGCTAAACTTGAAAATCGGAGAGACTGATATGGCAGATCGTACCTCACGCGATACACAAACGCGGGAGCGCCAAGAGCGCAAAGTTTGGAGGCCCGGCTCTGCTTTAGAAGCCCCAGAACCCCCTTTGGGGTATAAACATCGCTGGATTCGTGAATCCGTGATGGAGTTTGACGACAAAACCAACGTCCACAAGCGGCGGCAAGAAGGATACGACCTCGTTCGTGCCGAGGAATATCCAGAATACTCAGGTCCAGTTGTAGACGAGGGGCGCAACGCAGGCACTATTGGTGTCGGCGGTTTAGTTCTTGCTCGAATCCCCGTCGAGTTGGCAGATCAACGTAATCATCACTACCAAGGCGTTACACATAACCAAATGGAAGCTGTTGATCGCGATTGGATGCGCGAAAATAACCCCGCGATGCCTAAATTAGCACCGCAGCGTAAATCCTCTGTGAGTTTCGGCTCACGAATCAAATCTGATGGAGAATAAGGATGTCTAACTACGACGCACCTTTTGGCCTTCGTCCTGCTCGTACAAGTATAAGCTCTCAACAGCAAAACCGTTATCGAATTGCTGCAAACTACAACACCTCGATTTTTCAAGGTGATCTAGTTGCAATGGTAACTGGTGGCGGTATTGAGAGAGTTGCGGCAGGCGGTTCAGGACTTATTCTAGGCGTTTTTAACGGCTGTGAATATACTGATCCAACTACAGGAAAGCCAACATTTTCAAACTATTATCCGGCAAGCACAAATGCGGCTGATATCATGGCTAACGTGGTTGATGATCCGAATGCAGTGTTTGAAATCCAAGCTGATGCTGCCTTCCCAGTAGCAGACTTGGCAGGTAACTACGACATTTTAGCAACAGCAGGAGATACTGTATCTGGTACCTCTCGTATTGAGCTAGAAGTAGGAACTGCGGATAGTACGGTGGCAACTCTACCGTTAAAAGCAATCGACATTTCTCAAGACCCTGAGAATAGCGATGTTTCATCGGCAAATACAAACGTAATTGTCAAAATCAACAACCACCTGTTCAGTGCTGGCACTGCAGGTCTGGCATAAGGAGAGGAGTGATTCATGGCTATTTCACGTTCACAACTCGTTAAAGAACTAGAGCCGGGCCTTAATGCTTTGTTCGGAATGGAGTATGACCGCTATGAAAATCAGCATGCGGAAATCTACGACACAGAAGCATCAGATCGTGCTTTTGAGGAAGAGGTTATGCTGGTCGGATTCGGAAATGCTCCGACGAAGAACGAAGGTTCTGGTGTCCAGTTTGATAACGCAAATGAAGCATACACTGCTCGTTATTCACACGAGACAGTTGCGCTTGCATTCGCACTAACCGAAGAAGCTGTTGAAGATAACCTGTATGACCGCCTTGGTGCGCGTTATACGAAAGCTTTGGCTCGTTCTATGGCTCACACAAAGCAAGTTAAAGCTGCTGCTACGCTCAATAATGCGTTTGATGCAAACTTTACTGGCGGTGACGGCAAAGAACTTTGTGCAACTGACCACCCACTAGCTGGTGGTGGTACGTTCCGCAACGAACCTTCAACTGCTGCTGACCTCAACGAAACATCACTTGAGAATGCTCTTATCGACATCTCAACATTCGTTGACGAACGCAACATGATCATTGCTCTGCGCGGCACTAAGTTGATCATTCCACCACAACTGCAATTCGTTGCAGATCGTTTGTTGGAATCAACTCTACGTGTTGGCACAGCAGACAATGATGTTAACGCGATCCGTAACATGGGTATGCTTCCAGAGGGTTACACTGTTAACCACTTCTTGACCGACCCAGATGCGTTCTTCATTAAGACTGACGCACCTAACGGCTTCAAGCATTTTGAGCGTTCACCAATGCGCACAAACATGGAAGCGGATTTCGACACAGGCAACATGCGCTTTAAAGCTCGTGAGCGTTATAGCTTCGGCTTTAGCGATCCTCGTGCAGTATTCGGTTCACCCGGAGCGTAATGTGTGTTAAAGTAAGGCACGACATTGTTCATGTTTTGCTCCTTACTTAGAGGCGGCTTTCAGTCGCCTCTTTCTTTTTAAGTCATTTGTGTTATTCTGAGTGCGTCCCTGACAGTCACATGGTGTGACTGACATTAGCCAGACAGGAGAATAAAATGGCTACTTCAACTTTTTCAGGCCCGATAAAGGCTGGAACAATCAAAAATACAACAGGTACTACACTTGGTTCTGACGTTGCTAACGTTGGTCAAGTAGTTATGACGCAAACTTTTTCAGCAGACTTGTCTGGTGGAGCTTTAGCCGCGTCTGTTACTGACGTTGTTATTCCTGCAAATTCTCAGATTATTGACTGTGTTATTGATATTATCACAGCGGCTAATGCCTCCACAAACTTGAGTGTTGGTGATACCGTAGGTGGCGCGGCAACTATTTTGAACACGTTTGCAAGTGGAACAGATGCAGGTCGTAAGTATCCAACCACGCAAGCAGGTGCTGCGTTGGCATGGCAAGACACAGGAACAGCGGATATTCGTTTGACTGTTACTGCTTCGGCTGCAACAAATGCGGGTTTGGTTCGTTTTACTATCTTATACGCTCAAAACAATAACTTAGCGTAATAGGAGGCTAGGATGGCAGGTCCAGTAAAGGCATTTAATCATGCACAAGGAAGTGCTGCGGCTGTTGTTGGCCCCGCACGTTCACGTATCCGTCAAATTGTAATTTATGCCGCCGCAGCGGGTGCTTTTACGATTAAAGATGGTAGCGGTTCGGGCGATACATTGATTACGCAAACTTTTCCAACAGGGATGCATCACTTAAACATCCCTGATGATGGTATTCTCGCGACAAGCGGTGCGTATATTAGTGCTTTCACAGGGTCCAGCAACGAATTGACAATATTTTTGTCATAAGGAGTCAAAATGGCTGGAAATGAAGTTAAAGCGGTTCACAGACACGATACTGGATCGTTCGCTTCAGGCCGTGGTCGTTTAATGGGCTTTATTATAAATCACGACACAGGCGCGACAGATCAGGCTATTGTATATGACAATGCTTCTGCCGCGTCTGGAAATATTGTTTTGGAACTAGATGAATCTGGCAAAGGTGTTTTTGGAATGGAAATTCCGGGTGATGGGATAATTTTTGAGAACGGCCTTTGGGGTGTAGTACCATCTAATGTAACGCTAACTTTGTTTGTGCAGAGATAAAAATGCCTCGTAAAAAAGAGACACCTATTCGCAAGACAACTGGTAAGGGCGGCAACTACCGCAAAACCAAGTCTGGCGCGGGTATGACCAAAAAAGGTGTGGAAGCCTACAAAAAAGCTAATCCCGGTTCAAAATTAAAAACTGCTGTGACTGGAAAGGTCAAAAAAGGTAGCAAAGATGCAAAACGACGCAATTCATATTGCGCACGTTCTGCAGGTCAAATGAAAAAGTTTCCAAAAGCGGCGAAAGACCCTAACTCACGCCTAAGACAAGCGAGAAAGCGGTGGAAATGCTAATGGCGGATAAGAGTGTCCACGATTTGGAGTTGGAGCTAGTGAAGTTTCAAACGCAGCAAGATCATTTAGTAGACAGCGTAGATAAGCTGAAAGATGACATGAAAGAAGTCAAAGTCACTCTGTTTCAAGCAAAGTGGATGATTGTTGGTGCTTTGCTTGTAGCGGGACTGATGAATAGTGATATGCTTATGGAAGCTATAATAGGATTTTCTAAATAATGGCGATTGGTCGCTCTCAAATGTCTCAACAGGTGTCTAAGCCACCTATGAAGAGAAAGGTAAAGAAAAATGCCAAAAGACGCATGCTACCGAAAAGTAAAAGCAAGGTACAAAGTTTTTCCAAGCGCATACGCAAGCGGCGCAATCGCTAAATGCCGAAAAGTAGGCGCAAAGAATTGGGGAAACAAAAGTAAGAAAAAGCCTGTTAAGAAGGCTATGGGTGGTGCAATTATGCCGTCAAATGAGTTTCGCAAGCGTCCAGTGCGCCGTATGTTAGGTGGCGGAGAGGCGATTGCAAATGGATGCGGAAAAGTAATGACAGATCGTCGTAAAGTGACAAAGTTGAGCTAATGGCTGTTCGTAAGACAAAAAAAGGTGCTGCACTCAAGCGTTGGTTTAAAGAGGACTGGAAGGATGTCCGTACTGGCAAGGCTTGTGGTCGTAAAAAGGGAGAAAAACGAGGCACACCATATTGCAGACCAACAAAGCGTGTAAGTTCTAAAACGCCAAAAACCGCGTCAGAGATGACATCGACTGAAAAGAGTAGTAGAATAGCCCAAAAGAAGCGTCTTGGACAACCTGCAGGAAAACCGAAGCGCGTTAAGTCGCTTAAAAGGAAGAAGAAATGACCGTATCAGGCTCAACAGACTTTGAATTAGATGTTGCAGAGTACATCGAAGAGGCTTTTGAGCGTTGTGGCTTGGAAGCCCGTACAGGGTATGACCTGAAGACTGCAAAGCGTTCTTTGAACCTTATGTTTGCAGATTGGGCTAATCGAGGCTTAAACCAGTGGACAATTAAGCAAAGAACTATCACAGCGGTAGAATCTGATGGCGACTACACGCTAGATGGCGATGTTATAGACATTTTGTCCGCAGTTGTTCGTCGTAGCGGCACAGATTACACCATAGATCGTATTAGTCGTGACGAATATATAGCAATTCCAACAAAAACAACTGAAGGCCGTGTCACTCAATTCTTCGTTGATCGCCAAATAACGCCTGTTTTGAAGGTTTGGCCTGTGCCAGATAATAGTACAGATGTCATTGTATATGATTGCCTGACTCGTATTGATGACGCAGATACACAAACAAATACTGCAGATGTTCCGTTCCGCTTTTATCCATGCCTTTCAGCAGGATTGGCGTATTACATTGCGCTAAAACGTGCGCCTGAACGTGTTCAGATGTTAAAAGCAGTGTATGAAGAAGAAATGCGCCGTGCGATTGATGAAGACAGGGATCGTGCATCTTTCCAAATAACACCAAGTTTAAGGAATTATCGCATTGTCTAAATTTGCAACAGGTAAATGGGCCTACGGCATTTCAGACCGATCTGGTTTCAGATATCGGTTGAAAGACATGCGCAAAGAGTGGAATGGTCTTCTTGTTGGTAAAGATGAGTGGGAAGAGAAGCATCCGCAGTTAGAGCCTTTACGAGTTCCCCCAGACCCACAGGCGATTAAAGGCGCAAGACCAGAGCCAAATCTTGATCAAGAGAGAAACATACAATGGGGGTTTAACCCTGTTGGTGGACCTTCTGATGATGGTTTGACTCCCAATAGATTAAAAATGACAGGCTCTGTGGGAGCAGTTACGGTGGTGACAACATGAGTTTTACATACGCACAGCTTAAACAGGCGATTCAGGATTATACTGAAAATGATGAAACTACATTCGTCACAAACTTGCCTTTATTTATTCGGCAAGCAGAAGAGCGCATTTTAAAAAGCGTTCAGCTTAGTCTGTTTAGAAAAAACGCCACAGCAAGCACAACAGCAAGCGGTAAATACTTAGCGTGTCCAAATGATTTCTTAGCTCCGTTCTCTCTAAGCCTTGCAGGTACTGATGGAGATAAGTTCTTTATTGATTTTAAAGACCCTAGCTTTTTGCAAAGCTACACGCCTGATGCTACCACAACAGGCGCACCACGTTACTACTCAGTGTTTGATATCGACAACTTTTTGTTAGCTCCTACTCCAAACACAACATATACGGCTGAATTACATTACTTTTATAGACCAAATAGCCTAACGGCTGGAGCAGACGGCGGCACAACGTGGCTTAGTATAAATGCCGAGTTGACTCTTCTTTATGGTTCTCTTGTTGAGGCATATCTATTTATGAAGGGTGATCAAGATATGATGGCTTATTACGATAAAAGGTTTACTGAATCTATTTCTGGCCTAAAAATGCTAGGCGAAGCAAAGGAAACAACTGACGAATACCGTACTGGTAAGGTAATAAGGGCGAAGCAATAATGTTTAAGATAGACGTAAGTGTTCCACAAAACGAATCTGTCGTAGGCGTTCGCACTACAGAGAATCGTGGATTTTCACCTGAAGAGCTTGCAGAACAGTGTGTTCAGAAGGTGATTTCGGTTTCCGACAGTGCCCATCCGGGCATACGGGACCAAGCCCGTGCTTTTTCAAAGCACATTGAAACGCTTGTTGCATATTATATGCGTCAAGCTATTAGCAGTGACCGCACAACTGTGTATAATGCACTTAAAGACGCGGGACACTTCGACTTGGCTGAACTTATAAGGAGACTTTAACATGGCTTTCAGCGGCAACTACATGTGTACTTCCTTCAAGCAGGAATTGCTGACAGGAAGTCATAACTTTACAAACTCAAGTGGTGATACGTTTAAGTTAGCTTTGTACACCAATAGTGCCTCGTTTAACGCGGCGACTACAGCATACACAAGCTCAAACGAAGTGGGTAACTCTGGTTCGTATGCGGCGGGTGGCGGTGCGTTGACGAACGTAACTCCAACAACTTCTGGCACAACAGCGTTGACAGACTTTGCGGACTTAACGTTTACGTCAGCGACAATCACTGCGCGTGGGGCGTTGATCTACAACACTACAACAGGTGCGGGTTCTGGAACAACTGATACAGTAGTTGTACTAGACTTTGGTTCTGACAAGTCCTCTACAGCGGGTGACTTCCAGATCGTATTCCCAACGGCTGACGCATCTAACGCAATTATCCGTATCGCGTAAGGGGCTACCCTATGGCGAACATCAACGGTTGGGGTCGTGGGGCATGGAGCGAGGGTGCTTGGAGCGAAGCACTCCCCGTTCGTGTAGGCCATACTCTTAACGGTTGGGGTGAGATAGGTTTTGGTGTTACATCTTGGGGCGGCGAGCAGTCTACACTTGGCGCTATGCAGGGCCAAGTTGGTGTTGCGGTCATTCGCGAAAATGTTTCGGTTACGCTTACGGGACTAGGCTCGGTTAGTGCCGTTGGTTCTGTTATTGCGAAGGGCAACAATAGTGTTGAGGCTGTTGGTGTTGAAGGCACAGGCACAGTTGGGGATGTAACTCTTCGGACGGAGCAAAACATTCCAACAACAGGTCTTGAGGCAACAATGGCGGTTGGTTCTGTCACTGTTGTGGAAGGAGCCGGGGTTACGGTCACACTTACGGCGTCATTGCTTGGAACAACAGCGCTTAACGGAGTTACTGTTGTTATTAACGCTTACGCCCCAGCGACAGGTCTTGAGGCTTCGGGGAATGTTGGCAGTGTCACGATCATCGAAGGCACGGGTGTAGATGTAAATGTGACAGGAATCGCTGCTACAGGCGGCGTGACTGAACCATCTATTATTGGCGACTCGACTCTAAGCATAACAGGATTAGCCGCGACAGCTTCTGTTGGTGACGTTGATCTTCGTACTTTTCAACGGGTTCCAGTTAATAGTATTGGAATGATTGCTTCAGGGCAAGTTGGACAAAGTACGGTTGAAGCTGATGCCATTGTAAGCGTTACAGGGCTTTCTTCTAGCGCAACAGTTGGTTCTGTGCTAGTTTATGATAACATTGTTCCAAATCCGGGTACGTCTTGGACGCCTGTGTCTCCCTCTGGTGGAGAAACATGGGCTGAAGAGGAGCCAACACCGGGTACAAATTGGACTGAAATAGCAGCGTAAAGGTAAGGATATATGGCTACCTATACAACAAACGGCGGGATAAAAAAGATCGCCACGGGGGATGAATCCGGCACATGGGGTACATCTACCAACACGAACTTCGATATCATTGACCGTTTGGCGGTAGGTGTCGGAGATGTTACCCTTTCGGGAACAACGCACACTCTTACGACAAGCGACGGGTCGGCTTCAGATGGTCAGTATCATGTTATTGTTTTGGGTGGGTCGCCTTCTGGGACTAATACGATCACGGTAAGTCCGAATGACGTAAAGCGTTTGTACTTTGTTAAGAATAACTCAGGTCAGACGGCCACATTCTCTCAAGGCTCTGGTGCTAACGTAAGCATATCAAATGGCAAGTCCGCAATCATATACGCTGATGGAGCAGGCTCTGGCGCAGCGGTTGTAGACCTTACCGCTACATTTGCTTCAGTTCCTGTTACTGGGGCATTGCTTGCCGCGAATAATTTGAGTGATGTTTCAAACGCAGGGACATCACGAACGAATCTAGGCGTGGCAGTTGGATCAGATGTATTGGCGTATGACGCTAACTTGCAGGCATTTGTAACTGCGCTTACTCTGCCGACATCGGATGGCACAAGCGGTCAGGCATTAGTTACTAACGGAAGCGGCACTATTAGTTTTGGTAGTGCTGGTATATCAACTGGTAAAGCCATAGCTATGGCAATCGTGTTTGGCTAAAGGAGAAAACAAATGGCTGCACCGAATATTGTAAATGTCGCAACGATCACAGGCAAATCCGCCACCGTTGCCCTTTCTTCAACTTCTCAGACCACGCTGGTTAGCAACGCCGCATCAAGCAACAAGGTTTTCAAGATTAACATGATTCAAGTTGCAAACGTCGATGGCACCAACGCCGCTGACGTTACTGTTGATGTGCATAGCGCGGCCTCTGGCGGCGGCACGGCGTACTCACTGGTTTCGACTATTTCAGTCCCGGCAGATGCTTCACTGGTTGTTCTTGATAAAGGTACTTCTTTGTATCTTGAAGAAAACACTTCAATTACAGCAACGGCTGGCACTGCGAATGATCTTGAAGTGATCGTTAGCTACGAGGAAATTAGCTAATAGGAGCCTCTGATGTCTAATGGTAAAGGCGGCTTTATAGGCCAAGACGGACTTAATGCACCTGATCCAGCGACAGGGGTTACTGGCACTGCGGGTGATAAAGAAGTAACGGTAAGTTTTACTGCGCCAAGCGATGTTGGTGGTGCGGCTATTACGGGCTACAACGTACAGGCGGGTGACGGAACAGGTATCCCTAATACTGTAGCGGCATCTATCCCTTCTTCGTCGTATGCAAGTGTCAATTTTAGTGTGGCTACTCAAGACACTTCCCCCACAGGCTTAACCTTTAAGTCTGACGGTTCAATCATGTATGTGTCTGGGGATACTGGAAACGTGATTGAAGAGTATGCTCTTAGTACAGCATGGGATGTTTCAACGGCTTCGCATACAAGCAGCTATGATGTAAGCTCTCAAACAACGGACTTAGAAGATGTTACCTTCAAGACTGACGGAACAAAAATGTATGTTCTGGGTGGTGGGAGTAATGATACAGTTTATCAGTATTCTTTAAGTAGCGCATGGGACAGTTCTGGGGCTTCATACGAAAGCAAAAGTTTTGCTTTAAATAGCCAAGATACATCCCCGACAGGTTTAACTTTTAAGTCAGACGGTACTAAAATGTATGTCACTGGAAATGACGGTGACACTTTAGAGGAGTATACTTTAAGTTCGGCTTGGGATGTCTCTACTGCTTCCACTAGCCATTCATTGGACATTTCTGGCGAAGAGACATCCCCAGAAGATGTTGAGATTAGTTCTGACGGAAAATATATATACGTTGCGGGTGGGCAGCAAGACGGGATTGATGTTTATGCGCTCTCTACAGCCTACGATTTATCAACAGCTTCTTATGTTAGGACTGCTGATGTTTCAGGAACAGGAACTACTCTTTCAAGCTGTTTTGTCAATATCTCCACCGGACAGTTCTGGTCATTAGACAAGGATGCTCGGACTGTATCCGAGTATACGATTGGCGCTTTTTCTTACCCCACAGCGTCCCCCGTCACAATCACGGGCCTCACCAACGGCACAAGCTACACGTTCAACGTCTGGGCGATCAATCCGTTTGGGTGGTCTAGCCCTAGTGATGCGAGTAATGCGGTAAGCCCCGAAGTTGCGGCTAGAGCTTTATTTTTTGGGGGGTATACTACTACATATGTCAACACTATAGATTTTGTTGAGATACCTACAACTGGCAATGCTACTGATTTTGGCGATCTTAGCTTGGCTAGAATTGGGGCTGGATCAACGTCTAGTTCTACTAGGGCTGTCTGTATGGGTGGTTTTAGTTCCAGTGGAGCAAGTAATGTTATAGATTATGTAACGGTTGCAAGCGCAGGTAATGCCACTGACTTTGGTGATCTTCAATTTAATAATGAAGAGGCATCTGGTTGTGGTTCTGGTACTAGAGGGATTATGGCGGGTGGTGTATCAAAAACAAACGCAATTCAGTACATTACTATTGCCTCCACAGGGAACGCAGTGGACTTTGGTGACTTGGTTAATGGCAAACAAACTCCAACTGCTTTTTCGGGTACAACAAGAAGTTGTATAGCAGGGGGTAATAGCACTACTGGAAATTATACGAACGAGATAGACTATATTACAACGGCTACTACGGGTAATGCTTCTGACTTTGGTGATCTTACACTAGGGCGGCAGGGTTTGGCAGGGGCTGCAAATAGCACTAGAGGAGTTATGGGTGGCGGCGCTATTTCTGGAGATACTGACCTAAATACGATTGACTACGTTACAATAGCTACTACAGGAAATGCCGTAGATTTTGGTGACTTAACCAACGGTGGCGATACAAGGTTTGGCTCTGCCGCAGCTAATGCAACTAGGGCGCTGCTAGACTGTGGTGGGTTGAGCAGTAATAAAATGGAGTTTGTAACAATAGCTTCTACTGGAAATGGCACAGACTTTGGTAATCTTACACAGGCACGAAGGCAATATGACAATGGTGCCTCTAACGGTCATGGAGGGATTTCATAATGCCAAATTATCAAGGTGTATGGTCGCTCTCAACGCAGTATCAGAATAGAACGGGCTGGCCTACGTTTGTGCCGACTCAAGGTATTCTGGGAGGTGGGTCACAAACTAACAGTACTCTTATTGATTTCTTCA